TGCAGGGGGCGACGCAGGTCCTGGAGGAGCACAGCCGCAGCATTCTCGATGACGATATGCTGCACTCGTTCTCGGGTGCCAGTTACGTCCACGGGGCGCTGATCGGTTGGTAGATGCCATGGACGCGCAGCTAGCACGGGACGGTCGTGCGTTTGTGCACATGGGCGACGACTCGTGGGTGGTTGTGAGGCTGCCGGGGGGCTTGCTGATGTTTGATCTGGACTGTTCATCCTTTGATCTGACGCAGCACAACTCGGTGACCGAGGCCGTCCACGAGGAGATCCGGGATGAGCTGGCGCGGGTTGATCCCGTGGCAGCCCAGCTCTGGTACGCCCTCATGCGTACGCGCGTGGTGTTGACCGCTGGATCAGTGGTCCGGCGTTGGCAGCATGGGGGCCCTTCGGGTGCCCCCTTGCAGTCCAAGGTCAACGATGTGTTGATGCACGTCATGATAGAGAGGGTGCTAGCGCGGCGTTTGACGACGAAGGAGGACGTGGAGCTGGCGGTGGCTGAGGAGGGGGCCCGCATGGGCTTCGTTGTGCGCATGGACAATGCGCACGTGGAGCCGGTGGGCACCGTTCGTGCTTACCTGGTCCGCCGGCCGTTCCTGTTTGTCGGATACTACCTGTACAATGCGCGCGAGAGGGTGCAGGTTGTGTGCGATCTCCCCCGCTCCATGTCCCAGATGGTCTACCCCAACCTGGATCACATGGAGAAGGAGGAGTTGGAGGAGTTTGAGGCGGTGCGACTGGGCTCCTTGGCTTTGTCGTTTGGCGAGGCTCCGCCCTTGGCGGAGGCCGCGTATGAGGCGATGAGGTCGGGGGCGCTCGCTCTGCTGGACAAGGTGCTGGCCAAGCGTGGTGGCGCAGACGTGCCCGCGGAGCGGGCCCGCTGGGCCATAGCCGAGAGCGCGGCAGGTCCGGCAGCGAACCCCAGCTTGGTTGGGCTGCGGTTGGCTGTGTCGCGGGGGCCGGGTGCGATTTGGTCCGAGGGTGGAGAGCTGCCCAGCACGTCAGTGCTGTTGCCGTTGTCCCCCCGGGCTGCCGTGCTGGCCATGTCCGCGCGCAGAGCTGTGGTGCCGGCTGCAAGGACGCGTGGCTCCCAGGAGGATGCCATCGTGCACGGCCCTTCAGCGCGGAACGCTGGTCGTCCCCCGGGCTTCACGTTTTGGGCTCCCGATAGGCCCCCTGCGATTCGGGGGGTTGAAGCGGAGTTCACTGCGGGGGTTCGGAGGGGTCGGCGTAAGCGTGGCCACAAGGGCGTGTGGGAAGGCGATGACTGGGACGACGACGGGTCCGAGTGGTCGGGCTCGGAACACTGGGAGGGCGAGTGATGGGGCAGCCCTCCCCGCGGGGCTTGGTGTTCGCCCGCGTCAACAAACCGAAGAGCCTGGTACGACCCACGCAGGGGCAAGTAAGCTGCGATAGCGCGCTAACCAGTGACATGCCACGCCGAAAGAACAAGAATGCCAAAGCGGGCAACGCCAACAACACGGGTCCGCAGGGAGGCCAGCGCAGAGTACGCGGAGCACAGCTCGGAAAGCAGATGGGTGGTGGAGGAGCCGTCGCTGCCTACATGCGAATGCTTCGAGATCCCTGCGCTGCTCCTCTCGTGCGCGCTCCGTATACTGGGATTGGCACGTCGTATTTGGCCCGAACGGTCAACTCCTTCTCCCCCACCGCCGCCCAGGTCCCCTCCTTTGACTTTGTGTACGAGATTACCCCCTGGAACTTCCCTACCGGCGCTGTCGGTGCAACCGACGCCACTGGTGCCAACCTCACCCTTTCAGGTAGCGGTGCACTGTCCAACTTTGTCACCAACATCAACCTCGTCAAGACGTTCCGACCGGTCGCCGCTTGCGTCCGCTGGGTCCCCTCTGGGCCCATCGGTACTAGAAGTGGCGTCATTGGAATGTCTTATTCCCCAAGCAAGACTTACACGGCCGGCTTAACCGTAAACGCGTTGGACGCTCTTAGCACCACGATGCGCCAGGATTCGAACGGGTCAGTGAACCACGAGATGGTTTGGCTGCCGTCGTTCGGTGATGAGCGCTTCGGTGCCTTAGCGGACTCCAACATTTCCGGCGCCGGGTCGATACAGGTCGTGGGGCTGGGTGTTGACACGACGACAGCATCTGGGTCAACAAACAGGGCCAACGGGTACATCGAGAGCACGGTCATTTGGGAGTGGGAACCGGTGGTGACGTCGCAAACCGGCCTGGTGCCCTCAGCGGCGCCGGCCTCAGCGTTTACGCTGCAGCAGGTGCTGTCGTCGATTTCATACGTGG